AGGTCAGGAAGAATATACATGAGAGGTGGCAAAGAACACACTGCATCTGCCAGAGGTGAAGCGCCCGCATCTGATACAGGTACATTGGCATCAAGTATCACCAACAGAGTCAAACGAACAACAACAGGTATTGTGGGAGAGGTCAGCGCATCTGCTGATGATGGAAGCGGTGGTAATTACGCTGTTCATCTTGAGTTTGGAACATCTAATATGGAAGCAAGACCGTTCATGGTTCCCGCGCTCAATAAAAGCGCAAGAAGAATCAAAACAATATTCAAACAAGAGGGCATTATAAGATGAGTCTTGGTTTATTTGCATTACAATCAACTATATACAGCACACTAAATGGTGACAGTAATCTAACAGACACACTCGGTGCTTCAATATTTGATGATGTTCCACAGGGTAGCGCTTATCCGTTTGTGACGATTGGAGAGGAACAGAGCAATGAATATGGCACTGTAGACCAAGATGGCATGGACACAGCAGTCACAATTCATGTTTGGTCAAGGTATGACGGGGCGAAGGAAACAAAAGATATATTGGACAGAATACACACTTTATTGCATGATAGTAGCCTAAGTGTTACTGGATTCAATCTTATCAACCTAAGATTTGAGTTTAGCGATATTATGCGTGACCCAGATGGGGTAACTAGACACGGTATCATGCGATTTCGTGCAATTATTTTAGGAACTTCATAAAAGAGAGGTATTGTAAATGGCGGCACAAAAAGGTTCGGCGGTACTGATAAAACAAACAATCAGTGGCACGCCAACGACAATAGGGGGTCTGCGCTCATCTTCATTAACAATCAATGAAGAAACTGTAGATATAACTAACAAAGATTCAAGTGGCAACAGAGAATTACTTGCTGATGGCGGTATACTATCAATGTCAATTTCTGGTAGCGGTGTATTCACTGACTCAACTGCTGAACAAACATTCCGTTCTGCGGCGGTTGGTGCAACTGCATTCCAAACATTCTCATTCATAGTGCCAGATTTAGGTACATACTCAGGCACATTCCAAGTGACTAGCCTAGAATATGCGGGAGAACACAACGGAGAAGTGACATATAGCTTTGCATTAGAGTCATCTGGTGCGATTTCATTCTCTTCTGCTTAATAAAAAGGTAGGTGGTATATGGCTTGGAAAGAAGTTACAGTCAAAAAAGGCAATAAAACATTTCACGCTTTTATGCGCCGTGATGAACTTGAATTACCAAATAAGATAGGAAAACCAGAAACAGTAAATGTAGATGGTAAGTCTTTGAAAGTTAAAGACTTTTGGGTTGATGAAAGAGATGACATTATTAAAATTAAATTAGATGTTCCAATGGGAACGCCAACAACTAAAGATGGAGAGTCAAATGGCAAATCCAATGAAGGGTCAGATTAAAGTTAAATTAGGCGATAAAGAGTACAACGCCAGATTAACCATTGATGCAATAATGCAAATAGAAGATGCCGTAGGTTGCGGTATCATTAAACTCGCTACCAAAATGGCAGAAGCGGACATAAGAATGTCTGATGTTGTTACCGTTTTACTATACGCTCTGCGGGGTGGTGGTAAAGACTTGCAAGAGAATGATGTAAAAAAGATTGTGCAAAAAACAGGAATAGTAGAATCAACAACCGCCGTTGCTAACCTGATTGCTCAATCTTTAACTGACGATTCTAAGCAAGAGGAAACAGGAAAAAAAAAGGGGTAAAAGTAGATGACAAGCTACCAATCAAACGATACATGGAGATTTGTATAGGTATGATTGGTATGCAACCCTCTGAATTTTGGAACGCTTCACCTAAAGAGATACACTCTGCTCTTGAGGGATTCACTGAATTTAACTCTGATGGTAAGAAACAAGAGCCATTAGGAAAAGACGAACTCAAAAACCTCATGGAGTTACACCCTGACTAATGGCTACTAAAGTAGATGAACTGATTGTTGAGATAAAAGCCGAAACACGCGGTCTGCGTAGAGGTTTAGACCAAGTTAACAACAAACTCAAGGTCGCTAATAAAACAGCATCATCATCTGTCATGCAGTTTGGAAACTTAGCAAAAATATTCGCAACTATTGGTTTTGCTAGAATTGCATCATCAGTAGTGGGAACGATAAGAACTTTTGAAGATTTAGAAGCAACTCTACAGGCAAACACAGGTAACGCTAAAGAAACCGCTGAAGCGTTAGACATGATAAAAGAGTTTACCGCAACAACAACTTTTCAAATAGAAGAAGTAACATCAGCATTCATTGAATTTAGAAGATTAGGTATAAAAGCAACCAAAGAAGATTTAAGAGGAATAGGAAATGTAGCGGCGGCTCAAGGTGTAGGTATAGACCAAATAGCGCAAGCGGTATTCAAAGCGGGTACAACATCTATAGAGTCTTTGCAGATGTTAGGTTTTGAGGGTAAAACTGAAGGAGATAAGATAACTCTAACTTTTGGCGATATAACAGAAACCGTAGATAAGTCAGCAGAAGGCGTGCTTAAATTTGTGCGTTCTGTTGGTGAGTTAAAATTTGAAGATGCCATCACGCAAAGAGCAAATACATTAACTGGTGCAATTTCAAACTTGGGTGATGCTTCAAGCCTATTCATGGACGCGATTGGTGGTGATGGAACTGACGGAAACTTAAAATCACTTTTGATTGATGCCACCAGAGCAATGAGTGAATTTTTGATGGAGTCAAGAGATACTGCGGCAACTATTGGTATAGTCTTGACAAACTCGCTGACACTCATCAAAGAATTATTGCAAGATGTTACAGATTTCACAGCAGAGTTCGCTTTTGAGCAAGATAACGCAGAGGTAGGTACCTCAGACTTTGCCGCTACGCTTGCTACCCTGACTACTATTTTAATTACTTATAAAGCAATTGTGATGGGCGCGGCAATGGCTACGGCTATTCTAAACCGTGTTATCAGGTTAAGCCCAATTGTGAAAAGTGGGTCAGCAGTAAAGAGTATTCTCACTATGGCGGGTGTTTTAGATGAATTATCAAATGAAACTGATGATTTGATGTCCAAGTTTACTGAATTGTCTGGATTTGATGATTTGACACAATTTTTTAAGGATTTGACTATACAAATAGAGCCTACCGAAGAACAATTAAAAGCAATCGCACATTCAAAAAAAGAATTAAATGACGAATTTGCCAAACATGAACTAAAAAGTCATATAAAAACAACAGCAGAGGTTATGTTGCAGTTATCAGAGATTATGGCTACCACATCAAACAGATTCACAAATGATTTTGTAAGAGCATTAGTAGATGGTCAAGATGCGCTATCCAGTTTTAAAGATTTTTCTAAGAACTTAGTATCACAAATAATATCAACATTTTTACAGCTTACAGTAGTGAACCATATAATGAACGCGATATTTGGTAGGGTAGAGGGTTTTGAGAAATTACCTACTGCTACTGCGGGTCAATTCTTTGGTCGTGGAAGCGCGGGTGGTGGTACGGTACAAGCTAATAGACCAGTATTGGTAGGTGAGCGTGGTGCAGAGATATTTGTGCCCAACACATCTGGAAGCATAATGAATCATGCAGACTCAAAAGGTGTTGGTGGTGGTGGATTGGTTGTTAATCAACAGATTAGCTTTTCAACAGGCGTAGTGCCAACAGTAAGAGCAGAGGTGTCTAAAATGTTGCCACAAATAGCTGATGTAACTAAGTTTGCAGTATTAGAAGCCGCACAAAGGGGCGGGTCGTTTAGAAAAGGATTACAAGGTGCTTAGATGTCAAAAGAAATAACAATGCCAACAACGCCTAATTTTTTAAGTAGCACATTCACACTAACACGGGCTATAGGACAAACAGTATCACCATTCACAGGTAAACAACGCACACAAGAATATGACATGGTTTTATGGCAAGCACAGGTGACACTACCACCCATGAGAAGAAGTGTTGCGGCTAACTGGCAGTCATGGCTAACAAGATTAAAAGGGTCAACTAATTTCTTTCAATTCACAGACCCAGATGCACTCACGAATCAAGGCACTTATGATGAAGATGATTTGATTGCAACGCCTAGAGTCACAGACACAAGCACCACATTATCATTCTCAAGCAGTACCATAACATCAGGTGATTCTATATTCGGTAACGCATTGGTAGGTGATTACATATTTGTCACAGGCGCTACTAATGAAGATAACAATGGCACACATAAGATAAGTGCAGTAACAAGCGCAACAGTAGTCGTGACTACAAGCACATTCACAACAGAATCAAATACGGCATCATGTAAAGTTCAACAGAATGTAAAAGGTGCTACAGGGCTATCGTTGACGGCAAGCACTAACAGCGCGGCGGGTACTATAGCTGTTGGGGATTATCTCGGTGTTTTAGATTCAGCATCAACAACTGGTACGCCTAAACAGTTATTGCTAGTTACTGAATTATCTACACAGACA